ACATTACTGTCATCCCTCTCTCACCGGCTTCTATATGCGATAAAATAATAAATAATTCCGATAAGCCACATTGCACGCTTTTTTCCACCACCAAATGTGGTATATCATCAATCTGTTTATACAATGATAATAAATACGGAACATCCTTAAAGTTCATCCTCTGAAGGCGCGTATTTCGGTGTCTATAAACCGCCCAATGAAGCGGCCTATACTTTGATACCTCTTTTAATACTGATGAGTTTAGAATATTTGCGTATTTCGAACTGGCCGATATATACTTTTTCTGATCGTCGTATGAGAGTTTATCGAACTTATCACGATCCATCAAGTTCATAATCTACTCCGAGACCGTCCGCTAGGGCTTCCAAGTTTTCAATCTCGCTCCGAATATCCTCCAACCTTTTTGGAGTAACGTCTCGCTCAGATCGATATGGATTATCAGACGGATTTACAGAGGCAGACGCATTAAGAATGTTCATATTCCCCGATGACTGCTTATTCGCTTCAGGATTTGTAAAAGCATTATACATAAAACGAGCCATTGTACCGATAGGCCCTATTGTGTCGCTTGTCAATTTATGCCCCAATATTCTATAAATGGTTTCATTAGTAAGCCTTTGCAGCTTTATTGATTGCGCCAAAGTAAATAAACGATGCTGATAACGTACAGCAGTAATATAGGTCTGCACCTTCGGGTTATATAACCATTTCTCTATAGCAGACGCCGACACCCCATAATCTTTCGCCCATGCTTTATGTGTTTTATGGTATTCAGTGGCATATCGAAAAGAAAAATCACGTAACCGTTCCGGCAATGCTGGAAGGTCTTCTATTTTTGATACTTCCGACACCTCAAAAAAATCTCCATGAAGAGCCCCTTGTATCGGGGCCATAACCATTTCAGGAGGGCCGGAAGAATAATCTAACTGTATTACTTTCTCAGTATCCGCATAATCAAGCATTTCCTGACACATACTCGCATCGTACCCAGATTTCATTTCGGCACCACCTTCAAAAACTTCAAAAGTATCGCCACACCATGCGCATCAAGTATCCGTACTTTCGATACCCCATCGACAACTATCTCCAAAGATGCATTGACAAACGCATTCCCATTTTCATCCACCTCCAACCCCGGAGTAACAACTTCCACATCCTTTGAATCGTAATTCAAAGGGGGGGTTGTCGTAACCTCGATCATCCCCAGACAATGGTATGTCCTTTTAGTCCTCTTGACCGTCGATTTCTTCCTCGAAGCTGGTGTCTTCGAGGGTGCTTTCTTCCCCGCATTCGACTGCGTAGTCGGACTTGGGGTGGTCTTGCGGTTGTTCGATCCCGCCCCGTCTATACTTGAGTGTCCGTCTGTATTCATCTTGGATCGGGTACTCTTTGATTTTCCGCTCCCTGAGTTTGTCTTCGCCATCACTAAGTCTCCATAATATCCAACGCTTCATTTCCCATGCGCGTAAACTAACTGGTTGCCTATAGGGACAATCGTTATTTGAATTGCGCTTTTCCGCAGGAACCCTTCCAACTACATCTATTTTAGATCGTATCGGCCCCCTCACAAAGTCCGCCGTAGCGAGACACTGAGGCGCGCCGCCAGGCATGAGAAAAAGATAAGCGCATCCCGCACAATATACTCCATATTTTCTCTTAAAAATCCTCATATAAACCTCCTCCATCAAGCATAATACGAATCTTTTCTGCATACGACCGGGCCACAGCCCCCAAAGAAAAGTCCCTAACCAATTCCTGATTCCGCAAAAACAATCGATATTGTTCTTTGCTCAAACGTCGATCATAATTTCTTGGTATTCGCAACTGGACCCCAAAATCCGATATTTGATGAAACCCCTTTATTACCCCATAGTCCCAAGAAAACGATACCCCATACACACTCGCAAAGTAACACGACCCGCATATAGCCACCGATATCCGTCTAGAAGTATACGAACTGAAGAAATGACGATACATAGCCATTTCCGCGGGGTTACTTACACCGTACAGCCAATGTTCCTTCGAGTAATCAAAATCTTCGGATTCAACAAGAGAATTGATAAAAAACATACGCTTTTCAGATGGCATACGGATTGCTATTATATCAACAGCCTCAATAGATTTAGCCATCCGATACTGGCCCTCGTCAGTAATAACTACCCCCAGTATTTCATTCCTCAATTCTTTAAGTTTTGGAATAGAATGTACTAACCCTATCTTCGCATATTCTATATACTCCTCGCTACCAACCTGTACAATGGTCTTTCCCTCTACCGACTTTTCTGCAAAGGCGCACATATACGCATCATCCCGTATTGATGGAAACATAGTATAAATGTCAGATAGAGAAATCGATTTCATAGTTTCTATATCGGTCAAATAGCTTACATGCATATAGTTAATCCTTTTTAACAGTAGAATCTTTACCCTCGGAACTCTTCGATTTTTTATCTGGTTTGGTGGTTTTTTTGCCTCTATTAGAATCATCGGATACTGTAGACTTTGAAGGCGCAGGATCATCAGAATCTGACGGGGGTAGAAATGATGGGCCTGGAATAGTAATTCGTTCCTCAGTAAGGGTATCGCCCGTACCATCATATGAGTCCTTAATGGGCGTGTTATTGAGAGGATCATCAACATACCCATCATCCATAACAACACTACCGTCAAAAAACATCGGGTTCTCACTTCGAAATAAAAGACGAGCGATAGAGGTGTGTTTATCCATCTCGATCCGTCGATAGGGCATAATAGTAAACACCAACTGGCCTTCAAACCCTTCCTCGATACGACCGTCGAGGATAGTCAGGACATCACGGGCCTCCTCGGTCGGTACAATCTCGGCATATACATCTTTCGGCAAAGCAATTGACATTGTAATATTCGTATACACTCGATAAACAGTTCCGGGCCTGAGTAACATTACGCCAGATACTGGATCAAACCGCCTCCCAGTCATAACCTCTTTTCGGTTCCCATCAAAATATAACCGTACCGATCCTCCCACCTCTGAACTTTTCAAATAGGCAGTTCGTACAATAATACGCCCTTGTTCATCATATTCCACCCCTTCAAACCCATCCAAAAGAGACACCTTCAATCGATTTTCAAACAAATAAGGATTAACGTTCATACACCCTCCAATTAAACTTCTATTTTAAGACTATCTAAGATAGTCTGTAGTTTCGATTCATTCTGTTGGCCCCACCGCTTATTGACTTCAACTTCAGCAACCATCCTAATTGGCACAATTTTTAACGGACGCTCAAACGCACTCACAACCAATTCCGACATCTGGTCTATCTCCGCCATTGGAGTATCAGTAACCACACAATCATGTACTGAATGTACAATACGCCCATCCAAACGGTCATTCCTTATCGATCTATCCAACCGTATAAGACCCACATACGTATAATCCGCCGCCCCAGATTGAATAGGGCTATTCATGGCCTGCCTTTCCGCCCTACCTATATCCACAGGCTTATCCGATAACGCTTCAGGAAGATGCCGCTTACGATGAAATGGAGACTCTACATACCCATAAGCCCTAACAAATCTTTTCTGTTTGTCCATCCACTTAGAAACGTTTGGAAGACGCTCAAAATATAAATCTATGAACTCCTGAGCCTCTTCAATAGACATACCAAGACGAGCGGAGAGCCCAGAGGCAGAAATACCATATATAAGGCCAAAGTTAATTGTTTGTCCAGTAATAATCGGAACCCCACCATAACGAACCAATACAAACGTACTGGGAACGGACAGTAAAGCCACACTGTCAGTGTAAGGTATCTCAGTAAGTTTCAATGAACCACCCTGAGTTTTTGCATGATCCTTAACACTCAAAAGCCACATACCACGACCATTATACACCGCCCGAGTCTTTAACCCTATAGAGGATGCAATGGCCTGTAAAATATCAACATTCTGCTTAGTATTTGAAGAGTAAATAAACTGTTTCCGATTACACGCCCTATGAGAATCCCAAAATCTACTCTCATCTACAATTACCTTTCGGGAATCAAAATCTAACGCAAGCATTCCCCACGAAAAGCACTTATCTTCAAGAAAGTTTAATGCAGAAGTAACCGCATCGCCGGAAACCATAAAATACCACATCGGAGTTTTCCAGTGATATTTCCAGTCTACAGTATACTCGGCCCCCAAACTATCTAAAAGACGGCATAAACGATCCTTCTTACGTCTCTTAGTAAACCCGAACCTAACACGATCACCATTCAAACTACCATCAGCCTGGATGGCGACAGCAAGACGTAAGACATCCTCATTCACTACCTTACCACCAGTAAGCACACCAGCATTGACCCATCCTCGTGATTTCTCCACCTCATACGGGGTCACTACACTCCACTCTTTCGATGTTCCAGATTTTTGGACAACCATCCTATGATCCGGGGTTACCATTAAATCAATCCCTTCATTTTTGAGATGCACTAGTTTATCGTGCTCATTCGGAGCGAGAGGGCACGTATACTCAGAAGTCCACTCCAAGCTCACTGGCTCACCGATAGAGCCAAGAACCGCCTGAATTATAGGCTCCCCTCTCAAATCCCGCATTCTAACCCATCCACGGGGGGTTAGCACCTCGGTATCTGGATGAAAACACTTAGCCAACCTACGCTCTAACTTTGTACACTCATAATCAGCGGGTAGATCATATATTTGACGATATGTTTCAGAATGAATATCAAGCCCCTCTTCAAAAGACCGTATAAACGTTCTCTCCCCACTAATAGCGGCAATAATTGCCATCTCCGCGCTCTTCAAATCTGCCTCTACCAACATATTCCCGGGGCTAGCAGTATATAACGACCGAATCAAAGAATCAGAGGGGACGTTCTGAAGGGATGGCATCGAACAATTATGAACTAAAAAACCCTCCGCAATAAATGACGCATCGACATCTACGGTAAGATCATAGACTTGTATTTCTCCCACATAGGTGAATGACGCAATGCTTTCCACTTCCGGTGTAAACTCCGGTGCCCCGTGGGTGTGCATAGCATAGGATTGTCGATCACAATAAACCTCCTCAAGATTCTTTGCACATACCCACCCCAACGGAGTAAGAAACCTATGGTCACTTGTGCACAGTATGTGTCGGGACTTTTCCGTTGTCAATCGATAAACGGGCCGTACACCTTGATCCAAGGTTTGAAGCACTTTTCGGAACTCCCCAGTATGTGAACGAACCAAATCCCCTGGAACTACTTGCTCTATTGGAACCTTACCCCGGGAAGTCTGTACCAAAGTACTCTCAGCAATACAACTTATCCGCCCGGTTACCGTCCCGGTAGAATTATAATTCGTATGTATCCGCCCATCTTCGGGCCATGCAAACTCAATGGCCTGTGATATATGCGTAGTAAACATAGTTTTAATGTAATTACGATCGGATAGATACCCCGCAATCGGATGGCCGGTCTTATTCTTTATATATTCAATAGACTCTTTGTCACAACTATAGCCGCTTATCGTCTTCTTTAATGCAGGAAGCTTCATACGAACATACAACACATCCGATAGCTGTTTGGTGCTGTTCAGATTAAACTCTTCACCAGCTTCTTTATAAATACAATTTTCCAAAGCTTCCATAGCTCTTTTGCTTGCATCTTTAAGAGCATTCGCCCGCTCTATATCCACTCGCATACCTGTTACTTCTGCATTAGTAAGCACTCTTCGAACAGGCATAATAATCTTATTGAAAAGAGGTAACATAGTCTCCTCTTTCAATGCCTTTTTTGTTTTATTATAAATAATCCACGTTGCTATAGCATCATACGCACCATATTCGGTAAGCATATCGTCCGGTATCTTTGAATAATCTTCAACTATTTTATTCTCAGACTTGTACTTTTCCAATTCAACATCGTATCCTCCAAACCTCGTCATCACCCACGCATTCGGTTTCAATCCTTTATAAAAGTTCTCATCCAAAAGATGAACCGCCATCATCGTATCGTAATAATTGTCACTAATAGGTATATCATTAAACTTAAAAATCCTCAGTTCATAAGCCCCATTGTGCATAACTTTCGTATATAGTTTATTATTCACCAGAGAAATAAACTCACAGTATACTTTCGGGTCTTTCAATGTTTTCCATCGAATATAGTAACCCCTATCTTCGGAACAACAGAACGATGCACCAAGCACATATTTGTCGATTGCACGGCCCTTTCCTCCGGTCTCTATATCAAATGCAAATACCTTGTTCTCTTTCATTTCATCAATAACGGTAAGAGCATGTTCCGGGGAATCCACTATTTCCGCTATTGGCATACGGTAATTCGGACGGGGTTTATTTGCCAAACCCCACGCCTTCGACAAATCTTCAATTACTTTATTGGTACTATACAAAGAACCACCGCGCTCATTACGCATACAATAGCTTGGATGAAATGTAGGTATAAACCAACATTGAAACTCTTGAAGCCAAATAGTTTTTCCCTGCCATTTTGTAATACCCCCGACCTTCGCCTCTGTCTTCTTGGACGCCCCATCTTCAACGCCCTTAGAATAGAAAAAATGGAGAAGCGAAGCAAGCGGCACATTCCCCATACCAACAATAACTATCGGGTTTATCCTACGAATCTCGGCTTCCAAATATTGTCTACATTTACGAATCGCACCTGCTGAAGGGGTCTTATTTTGCTTCGGATGACAACGTACAGCATTCGTGAATCTAACTTTTGATTCAGGAATACCCGCCGGGACCAATAAATCATCCCGAAGGTACTCACCAGCCTGCCCAACAAATGGACGGTTCAAGTCATCTTCCTGCTCCCCAGGAGCCTCCCCGACTATCATCAAATCGGCATTCGAAGGTCCATCCCCTTGCATACATACCGTAAACGCATTTCCAGATAGCTTCGGGCATAACTTACAATCGGGGTTATACTCTACTATTGGTTCGTCGACAGTTTCTGATACCGTCGAAAGAGTTCTTCTACCCATACTTCACCATACGTCCTTTGTCCGATTAAAATAAAGTTCAAAACAAGTGCGATAGATTCATTCGGCCCACACACCCAATCTGCCGTAGTATCATACGGCAAATCCTCATTTTCCTCTCTGGTCTTATCAATTACCGTCCCCAGCATAAATGCTACAGACCCTCGCAGATTCGTTACAGCACATTTTAACGGTTCTGGAAACTTCATATACTCTTCCATAATATCTTCTGGATGTATGCTTGATCTATTACCCTCATAATTTATATTCGGCATATTAACTCTCCCCAATATACCTATCGTATAGCGAATCAATCCCGCTCTTCAATAGTATTTCACCGACTTTGTCCCTGTCAAAACAACCCTCAATAACGTCCATAGCATCCGGGGAAACAAAACAGGGGAGTATCAAATCAGTATTCCTAGATATTAACCAATTATATGCCTCAACCTTCTTCGCCCAAGCCTCATTACCATTCTGACGTAAAAAAGAAGCGGCATATGTAACATCCTCTACCCCATTCGCTACATCTACAGCCAACTTTTTGGGGAATCTCGGAACCCCGCTAATATTGTCCGATGGATCACCGGTCAATACTTTGAAAATCCAAAGCTTTTCAAAGTCAATCTCCCGACTACCATACTTCCTCACAAACTTACGTTGAAGATCATCAAAACTCATAATGTCATTATTATACAAAATATCGCCACGTCTCGAAAGAGCCCACCAATCCCAATCAGTGGATACAAATATAGTCTTTAATCCTGTGTCCATACTGAGTGAATATGCTAAATCATCAGCCTCATATGAATCGGCAACTATCTGACGAACCCCCATGGAAGGAAGGGCATCACGCACCCTCTCCACACAGTCAAAAAACTCATCCCTGTCGTCAGAGTTATAATCCCCCTTTCGGTTTGCCTTATATATGGAGTGTGCCCGCTTTCTCCATGAATCTCGACCCTCCCATAAAAACGAGATATCAATGCCTGGATTACTGTCTCTCCATTGAAGCACGAGACGCGAAACCCCAAACAACATACCCGTCTTCTTACCGCGGTACTCAAAAGACACCATACCATGATAACTACGAGATAACAGATTCATCCCGTCTATGAACATCCGAGAATATGGCTTGAAATCAGACAAGCTTTTCATACATACCCCTCAATCTCGAAACCCAAACTCTTCGAAAAAAGCACTCCTCCCCCACTCACAAACATATTCAATCTCCTCTAATTTTTGAAGTTGTAAACTGCTTGGTTCCCGGCCTTCAATAAGCTGATCTTTGAAACTATCCAAAAAATCATCCTCCCAAGAATTGAGCTCCGCTCCGTTATCGATACAATATTGTATCCGACCAATGTATTCTTTGTTTTTTGCCAACCTTTCAGCGTGCCGATCCAGGTCTTTACTAAACCCCAAAACTATACCCCCCTTCCCATTTTGATATCAAAATAAGCTTTACATAAAAAACCACTTTCCTATTATAATTTATAGCCTATTCCTCCTTGCCCATTCAGCAATCAACAACGAATCGGCGTCCTTATGCTTACGTATAGCCTCCTCATATTCTGGCCACAATCTAATACCCGCACACATGGATGCGTATTTCAGCTCCGCCGTACCTTTATATCCCTTAGCCAACATCTCGGATTGCCACTGCTTTGAGTCAATATATTGATAAGGAAATTGATACATCTCAAGCACGACAAGCGTAGCTTCCAAAGAGCGCAAAGCACTAGCGGTAGCTTTAAACCCGGTGGGATTTACAAATGGCCGCTCTATAAATACCCGAGGCATTTCGGATACATGGTCTGCACAGGAATAAAGAAATATCGAAAGGTCTCTCCAATCTATTCTTTGTATACTCTGCTTTTTCTTTGTATAATTCTGCTCTTTCTTAATTGGAGTGTGCATGAATACAGTTTTATCCGGGGAGATGAATGCTATTGAACCGCTTACCCCATTATCTATTCCTATATATGATCTATCATCTACCATACAATCGCATCCTTTATATACTCAGGTATAAACTGCTTATTCCGAGTATAGAAATACCCGAACCCGGAATCCAGTATATATGTTACAGCCTTTTCATTCGAACTGCGAACGGATCGACCCAACGCCTGTACAAACATAAGGGTAGTAATCCAACCATACCAACGCTCATTCAATTCAAGTTTTCTCTTCACCACCTTATCACCAAGGCTTGGATATGGAACTTTACAGAAAATCTGAACTTTGCTCATATCCCCTCTAAGATCAAGCCCTTCGCGTAACCCAGACGCTACAATAATCGAATTGGATTTCATCTTATGAGCAACCAACATCGACTGCGGAGTAGGATACCGAGAATTGAAAGTAAACCGAGGGTCGTCGAGATTGTCTTCAAGATATTTGGCAATCTTATCTGAATGGGTCTGTATAATCCCCTTCTTATTCGGAAACCTATCTGCAATCTCTTCTATCTTTTCAACTATTTTCGGAAGGGTATCGTCAATGTATTTATAACTCATACGACCGGCATATTTCTTAATAATCGGTCTATTTTCAGGGGGGAATGAACTAGGTACTCTAATATAATATGCATCATTTGAGTTTATACCTACCTCATTACAAAACAAGTCACGATCAAGGATCGTAGCACTCATAAAAATTACACGCTCTGCATAATTGGTGAGCCATTCGAATGAGAACTTACCCGCATTTACTGGACGCACAATAATTTTTGGAGAGTTCCTACCGGAATCCGAGTAATCAAAAACATATTCAGTAGGGTTGTTCGATTGCATCTCTCGAAGAAACTTGCCGGTCTTAAACACCAAACCGGCAATCTCATTCCTATATTTCGTCTTTTCCTTCGACAATCCAATCGTAGTATACTCAGTATCTAAAGCCTCCAAAATCAACTTGTACTCTTTATATGCAGAGTCAATAAATACCACATAATCCTCTAAAGACCGCAATTTTGGAACCTCTATCCCACCCTTACTATCGATAGTAAACGACATAAAATCTGAAAACTTTCCGGGTATATTATGCGCCTCATCAATAACCATTAACTTACGAGCTGAAAAAGAACCGCCAAAAGTACATTGGTAATAGAAGGAATCAAAGTTATGCACAACGACCGGAGAACGTTGCGCAGTGGCCTTAGCTACTAAATACGGGCAGTCTTTACATAAGTCTCTTTTCTTTTTTTGACAGGGGCCCTCTGCACACGTCAATGGCTCCTCCGAAGTACTATAATTACAAGTGTAAGCATTGCGACCCTTCATAATGAACATATCGGGAAAATCATTCTGGTATTGATCCTGCAACAGCTTCTGAATAGTTAATATATGCGCACTATTTGATTGAAACGAGAATGCCCGAGAAATATGACTCTTACCCGATCCGGTTGGAGCGTCAACTATAACGTACCGATATCCCTGCTCGAAAGCCGCTTCAATCGCTTCGATTGTCTCTCGCTGGTGGGGGCGGTATGTCTCTGGCACGAAAAAATCTGTAGCGCGGCCTGTAGTGCCAAATACATTTTCCGACCCACCAGAAGCATTGACATCTCTGGTCGCAATTTCCCCGACGTTTGGATCAGTTGATGATGTTTCCCACACAAATACACTCCATTTTCTATAACTAATCGTAAGCTTAAATACCTACGATCAAATACATGATGGGGGGAGCATTCCCACTTACTCCCGCAACCGGGCCATTGGCATTTCCCATCCGCCCGGTCTTTTACTTTTTCCGACCAATCCCCATCATCCAAAGCATACGTAAACCCGTTAATGCGTTTTCTCAGCTCTTCGTCTGCGGGCCATTTCACGGCTTACAGCTCCCCGGGCCGAACTAACAGATACCCCAATTTCCTTCGCAAAATTGTCGATATACAGAGGAGATAAAGGCCATTCAGCGTAATCAACATACTCCGCTACCCGCTCCCTCTCTTCCCTCGTCCATTTATGGTATTTCATTATGCCACCTCTAAAATAGATATTCCGTTTTCCGCAGACACTTTTATAGTCTGAGAGAATATATCTCTCATTTCAGTATGCGATACCATGAGCACCTGTGGAAACAATTTCCGCAAAACCTTATTCACCACCCGAATAAGATCATCGCGCCTCTTCTCGCTTAGATTCCCCATCGCCTCGTCAAGTACTAAATAATCAATCTGGACATTCTTCTTTGCCGCCACTATCTGAGCAATCGCCACCCGAATAGAAATAAAGAACATTACCTTCTCCCCGGCACTCAATTGTCCAAAAGTACGCTCCCCCTTCCTATCGATTAAATAAAACTCTATCCCCGGTTTTCCTCGATCCTCTACTTCACGCACTTCAATTGTGCCATTGTCAAACTCCTGATACACAGCCGTAGACCGCCCTTCAATAGACTTACACATATCTTGAATAAGTTGTAAGGGAATGCCATAACGACTCCACGCATTCTGTAAAAGTAAATATGCAGATATATCTTTTTCCACAGTCTTTATCTCAGCCCTGTACGTTTTGACCAATTCCTGAGCCGACTTACTCTTCTTCAAAGACTCACGAAGATGCTTTATCTCTCCATTCAACTCCCCTATCTGACCAAGAACCGTCCCGATATATTCATCCAATTCTTTTATACGACTCTGAAGTCCAGAATATTCTTCACCAAGTTTCTCAGTAAGATCAATATAACGGTTTTCCTTATTTTCCAATTCAGATTCAAGACGACCACGCTCACGCTCAAGCTCTTTCATTTTTTTCTTCGCCTTTTCAAACGTATCCAAATAAATACCAATACGATTTTTAGTAGAATCCAAATCCCGAGACATGACAGTCAGCTTCGTATAGTTAGCTTCTGTAGACTCTATCTCGGCCTTCAAAGCGTCTATCCGTTTCTCAAGTTTAGACACATCATCCTTCCATGCAATAAAAATAGAATCATCAATAGTAGAGCCACACAACGGACACTTTCTAACCCCAGAAATAGATACCGCCATTTTCTTCAGATCAAGCATATGAGACGACTCGGTACGCTCTGCTTTCAAATTATCGGAATCAGAACGTAATTCGTCCATATCGACCTCTTTCAATTTTTCCTCATATAATTCGATAGACTTTTTAGCAGACTCATAAGAGTTCCCCGACTCTACCATCTCCTCATCAAGGTCTTCCAAGTCCCTTTCAACTGCCTCTATATCTTTTCGAATATTCTTACGATCCGCACTAAGACGCTCCCGCTCTTTCACAAACGCCTGGTATTTTTCTTCCTCTACTTGTCTTTCAGTCCGCTCCCTCTTCAACTCTTTCAATTCTTCAGATTTCTCCGATAGAAGAGCATTGGCCGCATCAATACCTTCCCGAATAGTTTTCTCATCCACCATCACTGCCTCAGTACCCTCTATCATAGACAGGAGCTTTTCATACTTAAAGTTTGACTCCGATAGATTTGATTTAACTTTCTTCAAAAAGGTCTTATACGGGCCAATCTCCGCCAATTTCTGCATAGTCTCCAAACGAGACGCCGGAGGAACGCGGATCAACACATCATGGCGAGAATCATGAAGACCAAAAAAAGCGGTAAGCATATAGGTATCGGCATTCATTCCAAGATGCTCCTCAATCCAACCGTCGGCCTCTTTGCCACTGGAAACTAAAGACCCGCCGGAATACACTTTGCAATACCCAGCACCGCCTGACTTTCTACCCCTGACAATTTCGACGTTACCTTCCTCTACAATACGTACTTCGTGCGATCCATCACCGCCAATACGACTCATTCCACCCTTCTGCTCTCTGCCAATTCCAAAATATGCATAGGGTATGGCCTCAAGCAAAGAACTTTTCCCGGCCCCATTCTCTCCAGTAATCGATACAGTAGACCCATCAAATGACGCTTCAGCATCTTCGTATGATAAAAAGTTTTTGAGTTTAATTGATTTTATCATTCCACCACCCCCTCAATAATCGGCTTTCCCAAAGCCATAGCATGTTTCTTTATTTCCGCCTTTGCGTCTTCTCCCTGAATAAAGTTACGTAGCAGATCGATATGAGATAATCGCTGGTATTCTTGAACATCATCTACACTTTCGCCATCGGCAACAACAACAGTTTCAAAACGAGTAACTTTACCATATTGATTAAACAACTGACGTATATATGATTCGTTTATTATCCCATACCGCTTTGCATACACCGTAATTTTAATAACAGCCCCCGAAACAATACGTTCGATAACTTCCGGGTCAAGAGATGACTCATCTTTCTCAGTAAGATCAATCTCTACATGGCGCCATGGGGTAACATTTTCCTCGCTAAAAGGAAACCATTCCCACTTCAGTGTTGAAATATTAACACGCAAATAACCCTTCTGCTCATCCACTTCTCCAAAGTTATTTATTGTTAAGCTTCCCGGATATACCACTTTTCCATATACCCTATGGTCGTGAATATGCCCGGCAACCATCAATTTCAATTCAGATAGTGAGTCTGGATAAAGTTCCATAGCATTCCCGGCCTCGAAGAAAATATCGTTTGTGTAATCCGATTGAACAACTTGTCCGTGAGTAATACACATCTCACACTTATCACGTAAATCGGGGGTATTATCTAGAGCATTCCACATAACAAAATCGGGGTTATCACTACCATACAAGTTTTGACGCTCCGCCAAAGGCAAATGGGGAACCATAAGGATATCCCTCTTCGTACCGTGCTCACGTATTGAAACTGTACCCAAACCACTAATTACAGTAATGCCCGACATACTTGCATTGCCAACCATCTTAGTATTTACCCAGTCCACTCCAGAATCATGGTTTCCCGCCAATATATAAACCGGAACTTTATAATCCCCGCATAAAGAAAGCCAATGGAAGAACTCCGAAATCATTTCCGATGTCGGGTTAACTCGATTAAATACATCCCCGGCGATCACAATACTTTCCTCAGCATCCCTAGCCAGATACATTACCTCCTCCAGACGGGTAATGCTATCACAAAGTTGGCTTGGCTTATCGTATTCCGTAATAATTGAATCATTAGTTTTCCCTAAATGAATATCCGCAATTATAAACATTCCGTACCCCCTCTTTCGTCCACAGATATCACCCCACACCCCCCTCAATACCACGTATAATATCAATCACATCGGATTGTACTTCAGGTTCGTGTAAAATCTTTGCTAATCCACGCGCTGTATATGATTTTCCCTTCGATGGTATTTCTATTTTACCACCCTCCGACTTAAACACCTCAGCAAACTCCAAAAAGGCTATCGCATCAGATATTTTATCGATACCTTTCCCATACTCAATTATGAAGCTTGCAGATCGATGCGGTGGAAAAACCTTATTTTTATTTACTTTCACATTGGCAACAGTACCCAACTCAACCGATTGTTCTGTGTCCCCATATCCCATTAACGTCTTTCCGGTTTTCTTCCCCGATCTGGGAGAGCGTATTTCCAATCGGTAGGTAGCATAAAACTTCAAGGCCTGCCCGCCACTTGTAATTTCCGGGCTTCCGTACACGATTCCAACCCTCATCCTTACCTGGTTTATAAAAATAACAATCGCACCGCTTTTAGCTACAAGCCCCGTCAACTTTCTCAAAGCCTGACTCATAAGCCGGGCCTGTAGACCCACATGCGCTTGTCCCATCTCACCCTCTATCTCCGCTCTTGGAGTAAGGGCCGCAACCGAGTCTATCACTACAAGTCGATACCCATTCTTTACCCCTACTTCAACCTCGTTTAAAGCATCTTCACCACACCCTGGCTGTGAAATGGTAAGATTGTCCAAATCAATACCAATGCTCTCCGCATAGAAAGTATCCAAAGCATATTCAGCATCAACGAATAAACAAGGTATAGATTCACCACTCGATGCCTCAAGCTTCTGGGCCTCCCTGATCGCAGTCAAAGCAAGTGTAGTCTTTCCAGAATTGTGGACAACAAATCCACCTGCCACATAGTTATTATGCGGAAAAAAACACTTCACATCACAAGTCTCTCTAAACCCTACCGAAACTATACTCTCAATCGAATCTTCAACCACTACATTCACCCGATTCGTGTGAACAAAAATAGTGGAACCAATATAAAGCTCACTAAGACTGGTGTACCCGTTACCTGTAAAAAACTTATGATCCCCAGTACAAACAATCTCTTTTCCAGAGACAGAGCGAACAAGGAAACATCTCTTTCTTCCGGTAAACACTACATCGGCAACACGGTTAGAAAACACACACCCATTCCAATCAATTGACGGCACAAAGAACTCGCTATCTACCGTACTTTTCCTTTGGTAGAACCCTTTTCCTCTTCGCGCAATACCATGAAAGCGCTCGTACAACCGACGTACTGTCCCGCCCTTATGATTCTGCCTCTTTCCATCCTTACCAACAACAGAATATTGAATGAATGTATTTGCATCTAAACACGCCTCTGGTCCGTATACTTCTGCAACCCGACCCCATACATACCCAACAAACGGGGAACCACTAAGGGCCACGTTCAGCATCATGCTTCCCGATGAAAGCCCATTAGTGATTCTCTCCCCTCTCTCTTGGGTCAATCCGGCAAACGCCGGACGTTTGAGTTCGGCGTTCACCTTCTTACGCAAATCTTCATGATTCACAATTAAAGCCTCGTTTTACCTGACTTCCGTTTCGGTGCCGTTTTAGCAGTATTCCGCTTCGGGATAGGCTTTGCAGTCTTTCCTTTGGTGGGGATTGCCTTTTTCTTTTTCGGAGGCTCTTCGTCCGGCATGTCATCTTCAAACTCAAGAACTTCATCATCGACCTCCTCGTCAGCCTCTTCATCCTCCGCACTCTCCTCATCATCATCTTCGACGTCATCAAGGTACGCTTCATCCGGCTCTTCAGAGGAGTCCTCTTCCAACTCAACATCCTCATCATCGTCGGGCTCCTCAGAAGATTCCCCAGTAATAAGCCCATAGACCTTCTGAAGCTCTTCATCGTTGATCTGAAAATTATCTTCCAGGTTGATTTCAGTAAGCTCCTTTGGAATCTCTACATCGGGTACCTCGGACACTTCCTCCTCCTCAGCATCCCAAACAACCTGACTGTACTTTCCCCCACTACGACCTTTCTTCCGTTCCTTTTTCGTAATGAGATAGTGCTTACCAAGATCATCACCAACCTCGATAAACGGAGTATCCTCTCCCTTAATCAGCCCAGTAAGTCCATCAAACTGAGAGCTACTTAGAGCAATAATTCCGGGGGATACGTCAAGGTCCTCATCTTCCTGATCGAAAGACACAACCTTGATTTTCTTTCCAGTCTTCCTATCCCGTTCGATTTCAAACGCTCCGCGAATAGCTTTGAACTGAACTTCCAGCTTACCGCGCATACGATTGGCTTTATTCTTCAGCTTATCAGCCTTCGCAGTGTGACCCGCTTCCCGAAGCTCTTTCGCTTCCTGATACAGCCCCACAACATATGAACAGATGGGACAATCATCAGGAGCGAACCCCTTTCCATCCAGACCCCCGGCGCAAACTACACGCCGTACCTGCCCACCGATATCCACCCAATGCACGAACCCATCAGCATAGTCAAGACTCATCAGAAACCACGGAGTCCGCGTTTCCGGTATAGACAAAAAGTAACTTTGTCCGCCTTCCGCCGCATCGTGCGTTGTTTGGATATCCTCATTCCTTTTTAAACTTTTCATTAGCTCCTCCTATTGCATTCCCGCGAGCGTTCCCCGCCCGCGTATTTCAATATTACTCATCTCGGCGTATGTCAACCGAGCGATTTCCCGAAGAGTCCATGTCATAGTATTGTAGCTGGAAACAATAACACTAATTTTCTTGTTTACATCCTTCACATCGCGAAGCTTCTTTTTCTGATTCCTATACTCATCAGCATTTTCAAGAAGAACTTTTGATTTCTTCCACCCCTCGGTCTTCTTAGGATACTCCGCATCAATATCCATATAGAGTTTTTGGAACCATACTTCAAAGTCCTCTTCCATCTCCTCAATCTCCCGTTCCAAACCAACCTGAATACCTTTCCAGTAGGCAAATCGGGCCGGAATCTGATTCAGATAATCTTTTATTTCCGCCGGAGACATATCCTTCATCGAGAAGTTATTTTCAATTTTGACCGAATAGTCTTTTCCATTGTAATTGAACTCAATCTTGGAATTATCCAAATCCTCTTTGGTGGCTCCTTTTAACGATCTATTCATTCTTTATCCCCCTATATACAATCTATCACAATTTTCTATGTTTGTACACAACTTTTTTCACTTTTTTACACGATTTACAATATTCTCCAAATCAAGACGCTGTACGTCCCCCCTACTGTCCAACCGAACACGATCTTTTTCCGCCCCTCGAATCATCCTATCAATCCCAGGGCTTTTTGCCATACCCGAGAGAAGAATATGAACCTGCATCGAAACAAGCTTCGAATTAAAGTAACTGGTACGGATAGCATCTGGGGTATGTCGGGTTGCCTTGGACACTGTTTGAAATACCTCCTCAATAAACTTCCCCGTCCGAGGGTAGTTTTTCCAACCCATGGGAACGCCTATTGAAACCACATACTGCTTCGCTGTTCGAATGTCCAACGAACCGAAAATAAGGCTTGATGTTTTTATTTTACGCATCATCCCCTCATCCTCTTTCGGGCTATCAAATACTACTTGTCTAATATCGGTATACCCATTTTTAGCAAATAGAACCCGCCGAACATCATTCGCATCAAGGGCCTTATACCCAGAAGCTATATCAATAAACGCAGAGAATCGATCCAACTGAGTAAGAAGCCAAAATCTTTTCAGCCCGGCAACAATACCCACATTCACAGAATGCCAATAATCAAACCCATCACCATTCCCATATCGTGACACGCAAAAATCATTATCAATCAAAAGAAGGCTTATCTTCCTCCTCGATTCACTTTGCAAATATCTGGCGATGACCCTATCCAACATTTCAAGCGCATTCGGCTTTGTCGGGATACCTTCACGCTTCTCTGGTAATGTATAGATCAAGAAAACATCCTTCTTCAAATCGGTTAAATGATCTAAAATAGGAATAAGAAATCCGGTTCCGGCACCACCCCCACCACCGACGGTAACAAGAACCCGTTGAGCATTACGAACCTCATCACGCTGTAAAAACCGAATAACATCATCAAGACGACTACGAACTACAGACTCTCCAAACTTCGGATTACGCCCAGTACCGCCCTCTTCAAATACCAACAAATCGCGAGACGAAATCTTCATATGAGTAAAATCGATCCCGGCAAGATTCATGTACACCGTGGGAATAGAAAACCCGTTGTAAAACGCATTCGCAATCCTTCCTCCTCCCTGCCCTAATCCAATACAAAAATCAAACACTACTCTGCCTCCTTTTTTCGTTTTATATGAAACGGCATAGCCTCGTGTATAGCAATAATATCTCTAGAAATACGTGCCATATCATCTACAAGCGCAATAAAACTCTTCGTATTAGAATAACGCTCCAACTTAGTATTAATACTGTTTATCTCAGTTTCGAGATTCTCTTTTTGCTCTCGTATAGCAACAATTTGCGCCTCCAACTCCTCACGCTCCTCCTTAGTAGGATTGATAGACTTTGCCTGTTCCAAAAGCTTTTCATATTTTGCCTTCTGTGTCGCTAACGCCTTTTTTTGTTTATTAAGTGCATCTCTTGCCTGACGCTCTCGCTCTATCTCAGACTCCTCATAAGCCATCTGATATTCAGCCGCAACCCGCTTATAAGCCTCAAACTTATTTTTTATCGAAGTAGACTCAATCCGTAATGCCTCGTTTACAGGCATGGTATCAGGAATAGCATCCAAATCCTTGCCGGAGTCTATAAGCTCCTGCACCTTATCCCTATACTTATAATACGTACTTCTAGGAACCTCAGCATCAATACATAACTGCTTAATCGTATATTCCGGCAGTTGGTTAATAATATTATCAACACACCATATCTTCTTTGCAGTTGCTATCGTCACAAGAGAAGACATATGCGCCAAATCTTCGCTCGATCGAATTGACGACCGCAAATCTTTCACTACTTCGTCATAATCAAAATTATCTATAGTTATCTCGACAGAATTAAGGAGGCGTGCGGGTATAGGTATGGTATAAACCGAACCCCCCTCATTCTCTTGAATATCCAAGTTCTTCTCCATCGTAGCCAAAGTTCTCTCCACAACAGCTAAAGACCTTTCCTCCGCTTCTTCCTTCTCTGCTTTCTTCACCTCCTCCTTAAACTCTTCTTTAACAATCTTTTTAGACATAAAGCCCCCCCTGTATTGAATATTTACCGTACAAATCTATAACATCCTCAGCACTTAATTCGTTTGGGTCTTTCCCATCGGGTAAATCAACCACTGTAACTGGTAAATGCTTTCTTAACTCATGAACTATACCACACCGTCTTTTCTCCCCATCGCCATACATAGCATGATACCCGGCGTCATCCCCATCAAAACTCAAGACGGCACGTTTCGCATATCTTCTCAATATTCTAATTTTATACGGGGTCATCGGAGTAGTCCCCATATTCGACACTGCCGGAATACCAAACTGCTGTAAATACACCGCATCAAACTCACCCTCAACGATTACCATTGAAAGGCTTTTCGGCTCTACCCGACTATCTCTCAATATTTCAAAAATGCCATAAAAAGTCCTATGGGGCGATCGACTTTTAATCGTCTTAGGACGTACATCGGGATTTATGGCCCTCCCAACATATGACAATAATTTTCCCTCCGGCGTGAATATAGGAAGTACAACTCTACCATGATATCTTTTTGTCCCCTCACGCATACGAAACCTGTGAATGGATTCCGGGGTTATTCCACGGCCCAACAAATACTGCCAACCGGGATCGCCCTCTTTCAGCTTCGGGTACACCTTCAAAAAAGACTTCAAATTAAAAAACTTTAAAGCATCAACATCTTCATCAAGGAATCGTCTAATCTTCGATTCAATTGTCGATACATTGTCCTCACTTCTAAGCGACCTGTGTGCCTCATCGAAACTAACACCATCAAGCTCCGCGATAAGTTCGGTAAAACTCCCCCTGGCACCGCATCCGAAGCATAAAAAATACCCACTATCTTTCCACACCCCGCACGATGGGTTATTGTCATCATGGAAAGGGCAATTAAGCATATACCGATTTCCCCCCGACTCTTGGAAATCAATTCCCCTATCGCTTAGTTCCTTATATACATCCATTCCTACTTCCCGTGCAAGGATTTCCTCGGCCTTGCAGTTCTTGTCTTCTTTTTCACATCCAGAAAATCACTCTGACGACCTTTCAAGCTCTTATGGGTTCCGCTATGCTCATTGAGTCTCATGATATTCAGATTCGGAGTAAGTAAAATTGGTCGGGTAGGTATGGGAGTATTACGCATCTTAATGATCTGAAACTTCATCCGCTTTTCAAGTATATCCTTCGGTGTACGTATCAGCCCCACCATAATCGGAGCGGCCTCAGATATTGCGCGGGCGTACTTCGCATCCTGTGGATCATAAAGCTCCTTATCATAAGCATCGTCCTTTACCTGCCCAGCAGTCCACCCCGCGATATTATGCTCTGCTAATAATGATTTGAAATCCCACACCGCTTCTGATTGATCCCTCCAATCTCCCTTCGGGCTTCTCACAGGTTCCATAATATTTATGTAATCAAGGCATAGTAATTGTATCTTTCTTCCGGTCTCTTCTTCAATCCTCAAGATATCAGATTCTATATCATTTACGGTAAATCTTCTTGGATAACTAACAACATATAATCGATTCTCATATTTAGCACGGTACATCTTTATCGTTGAGTCCCATTTTTTATATTCGTCATCATCCAAATCAGCATTTCGAAACTTCATCCCATGAATCCGAGTAATCCGAGAATCAATGCGAAACTCCAAGGACTGTTTATCCATCTCTCCCGAACAAACCATCACATCGTGACCATCCTCCCAAGCAGTCACCCCAAACTCGATAAGTGCGGCGGTTTTACCAACTCCAGTCATACCAACAACCACTCCGAACTCGGTAGGCATAACCCCCCCAGTAAACTTATCAAAACGGAATATTCCGGTTTTTATGCCAACAAGGGAATCCTCTGAATCCCCCGCTACCTCCGCCCGAGAAGTGATCGTATCGACCCGTTCTCCATAATCTTGAAGATAGTCCCCGGCTCTGCGAGTGTCAAAAAGAGTAACTGGCTTTCCCAGTGCATACAATTTCCTCTTCGCAGAATCAAGATCAAACTTTCGAATGGTTGATATCACCTCTCCACATCCCACTAAGACTTTACGGGTCTCATATAACCGCAATAACTGAGTCATCATATGACGCACATTTTTATCATTCAAAATGTTGATATCAATATCATCAAACAACTGATTAACGACTTCAGAATATAACCCCTCCTCCTTCTTTGGCATTTTCGAACGGTCTTTCAACTCTGTCATCAACATGGCACGAGAGAATAACATCCTAAGATCGTTAGCTATTTCAAATATATCCTGAAGAATGATATCACTGAACCACGAAGAATCAACGGCACTTATAGCCAACGGGTTCACCCTCAAAATATACGCCATTACCTGATATTCAATCTCCGTGTCCCTGAAATCCTGCGCTTTATCGCGGATATCTTCATCTATAAGTTTTTTCCCACTCACGCTTATCCTCCTGAAGCTCTCTCTCCATACGCCGTCGGGCAATCGAAAGTATAGAATCAGATAAGTAATCCCGGTCTGATTGTAACAAAGCGTGCCAACGATCTTGCATATTACCGCTGTAATCTGTACCTTCCACGGGAAGAAACCCAAGATGTCTTCGAAGTACCGACATAGTAGATGCCCCGAAAGTCTTATTCAGATACTCCTCATCGCTATTTGTACAAATTATCAACACTTTCCCCAAAGAAGTCATTCGTCTGATAAAGTCTTCTAAAGTCTTCAGCACAAAATTACTTCCTCGGCTGATGTACACTTTATCAAGCTCGTCGAATAGGATAAAATCAGCAGACTCATAGTATTCCAATAATTCACTTTTTTGCTTTTTAGCTTCAATGTATTGCTGTGCGGTAAAATATCGAACCGTATACCCATATACAATCGCCTCTTTACCAATCATACATTGCATACTGGTCTTACCGATTCCATTCGGGCCATGAAATAATACTCCCAAAGCGTGCTCTTTTGCCTTATCCAGTTTATTCATGTAGTTCTTACAAAATGCAATATCCGCTTTATCGACTTCCAAATCATCAATATTCAACCACCAATAATCTTTTGGAATGTATGCCTTCACAAGTTCAGCAATATATGTATAAGCAACCATACAATCACACGGATTCAACTCTCCGGGGTTCTCAGGAGGGAGCCATCCATCCCCATTACATGGTTCATGGTTATCAACAATCTCCCTTCGAAGCTCCAATAGATACTCAAACAAATCATCGTGTATCATCAATCATCACCCTCCTCATTGAGCCCCATATCTTCATACATCTTCTTTTTCTTCTTCAAAGATTTCTTAAAACTATCACTGTTGTTCATAGTGTCGGTGTGTATATACCGACTGTCCTCCTCCTCATCCAATAGCGCGTCTTTATATTCGCTGACCATACCATCATACAGTAACAATCCATAATGAAACTTCTTCATAGGATATTTGTTCACCCTATACCATTTACAGTACCCATCGAAATCAAACCCCTCCTCAGAGTATAGATTATACAGCCGATCCCATAAATGGCCGTTCTTTAAGAATACGGGTTTAATTTGATGTTTATGAAAGTACTTCAACAAGATAGCTTCAATAGCCTTCCAATCTTCATCGTTTTCAATCTCTTCTACTTTTTTCATTCCTTTACTCTCATCTTCTAGTCTTCTAGTCTTACTAGTATATATATTACTAGTACTAGAAGAAGAAGAAACCAAAAACCGAGGAATGGAATACAATAAATCACAAACATTGTATAACTTCTTATTGTGCTTATGTTTAGTTACTTCTATTGCACCTGCATCTTTTAATAGCTGGGTACAAGAAATAACCCTATCATAACTCCATTTCATATCATTTTGAATCTGTTTTTGTGTAATTATTTCTCCATTGTGAATGCAATAGTATATATACAATTCTATAATAGGCACTGATTTTCCCTGATGTTCTATAAGATCGGTATGAAGTTTTAATAGGTTTTCATATGTGCTGAACATCGGTGTCATAACAATTCCTCATCGTTACTAATGTCAGGTGTCTCTAATATATTTTGGCTCTCTTCAATAGGTTTTGGTGGGTTGTTGCTGTATTTGTATCTCCTCCCTCGACGTGTAGTTTGATACATCCCTGAGAAGTTCTGGTACACAATTGTTTCTGCGCTACCTTTTCCTATTCTCGGATCGCGCTTTACCAATTGCCTTGCGGCTTCTCTTTTTGACATTCCCTGCTGTAAACATTTTTCTACAAAAATTACACGCTCCTGAGTTAAAGTCTTGCCATTCCAATTTTCGTTGTAGGCGTCTTTAAGGGCTTTTAATTTCTGTCCGGTTTTCTTGTTTTTTCCATAATCTTCATCATCATAACTTTTTATAATAGCTATAATTGCATCATTTAGCTCCTTCGTCATAGTACCCCCCTTGTACTCTGATGTAAGTATTCTAATAGCTTAACGGTATTGTAAATAATTGTCAAGTAATATTATTGCGTTTTATTAGATTCACATGTCTCTAGCGTGTCCACGGTAGACACACACTTTTTTGCCGTGTCCACGGTAGACACACACTTTTTTGCCGTGTCCACGGTAGACACACACTTTTTTGCCGTGTCCACGGTAGACACACACTTTTTTGCCGTGTCCACGGTAGACACACACTTTTTTGCCGTGTCCACGGTAGACACACAAGACTAAAAAAGGGCCGACCCCGAAGGATCGACCCAAAGAGAGAGAAGGGGCGCAAACGGAATACCGCTATGCGCGTTTAATCCACCACCATATCAACGGATATTATTATGGTTTCAGCAAGCACAACCACTAACAGCCCAGCTACCCCATATCTGTACCACTTCAGTTTTCGGTCTATCTTTGCTGTTAGCTCTAAGACTTCATTTGCGTGGTTCTCCGCC